TACAGGGACGAGAGCGTGCGGGCGATATTCTTTGGCACCGTGCTGTGCGGCAAGCGCTACAGAAGCGGAAACGATTTCGTGACCGAGCTTCAGGTGCAGGACGGGCGCGCATCGGTAATGGGCGGCCATGTGTCGGTGTCCTTCGCAAGGGACGTGGAGGCGGCCACCGTCGCGCAGGCGTTTCTCGACGCGATAGGGCTTCCGCACAGGGGCATCGAAAACATACCGAGCGACGGGCGGTACCCATACGGCTTCGCCCACATCGGCATGGCGAGCGACGGTATTCGCAAAGTGCTTAACCGCTTCGGCCTGTCCTATACGATCCAGAACGAGATGCTGTTTATTCTTCGGCCCGGGCAGGAAGCGGAACGCACGGGGCTTCGGCTTACCCCGGAAACGGGGCTGCTTACAATCCCCCAGCCGGTCAGCGACAAGACCGGCGTGGATCATTTTCCCGCCGGCGCCCCCAACGCGTGGCAGTTCTCGACGCTGCTTTTTCCGGAACTTGTTCCCGGGGCGGCGTGCAGGATAGAGTCGTCGTCGTTTACCGGCGAGGCGTTCGTTTACAAGGCCATATACGAAGGCGACAACTGGGACGGGAATTTCAAGATAGACATTGAGGCGGAGGCCCTGTAGTGGACGATTTGAAAAAGCTGCTGAGGGAATCCTTCGAGTACCAGATGACGGACGTGCATACGGCCATGCCGGCGGTCGTGGTAAGGTATGATCCAAAGACCCGTCGCGCGGACGTGCAGCCGTCGCTAAAGCGCAAGATGCCAGGCGGCGAATACATGGCCTTTCCCGTCATCTCCGAGGTTCCCGTGGTGTTCTTCGGAACCAAGAAATTCACGATACACGTTCCCCTTGAAAGGGACGACGAGGTGCTGCTCGTCTTTTCGGAGCGCGGGACGGACGCATGGAAGGACATTGGCGGGGACGGCATCGAGGAGGCGGATCCGCGCCGCTTCGACCTGCAGGACTGCTTTGCGCTTCCCGGATTGCAGGCCGCGGATTTCATACCCGTGGAGGAAAAAGGGCTTAACATCGTTCACAGGACTAAACCCGACGGTGAGCTTGTAAGCCGGGTAACGATGGACGATGACGGGATAGCCCTTCGCCACAAGGAAAGGGCGAGGGTTTTCGTAAAGGACGATCATGTAACGGCTGAAACCGACAGATGCAGGGCCGAGATGCAAGGCGATACGATTACCGCGAAGAACAGTATGAACGCATTTGTCCTTGACGACGCGATTAGGCTTGTCACGTCCGGCAGCGGCCTTGTGGAAATCGGAAACGCGGTGGACACGCTTGGCGGCATTGTGGACGGGCTGCTGACGGCTCTTGAAAACCACCATTCGGAAGGCGCCCCCGCATCGCACAATTCCAGGGCATGGGCAACGGCGAATATAACGCCGCTAAAGGCTAGAGCCGCCCAGGTGCTCAAGTAGGAGGTTGAAATATGCCAATGGTTCCAGCCACGTTACAGGCCGATTGCGTGAGGATATTCAACGCCATGAATTCAATGTCCGAGGGCGGGAACGAGTACATGGCATCGGAAATGGCGGAGGCCGTAAGGAGGTTTGCGCTTACCGGGCAAGTTGCCACAACCGACACCGGGGTCGCCGCTGCCGGCTCCTATGCCGGCGCTGGCGTTGGCACGATGGCAATCGATGCCGACGGCCTAAGCGACGATTTGCTCGCTACTTTTAAAGCCGAGCATAACAACGATGATCTGGCGGATAACATGGCTGCTGACATTGACAAGGCCTGTTCCGAAAACGGCATCGTCAGAACCATAAGCGCGGGAACGGTTACTATCCCTGCCGGCGGCACAGCACCCTTCTCCGGCCCTGGTGAAGGCGGCTTTACCGGAACGAGAGCCACAATCGCCACCGCTCTAAGGACATGCTTCGCAAGCATGAACAATATGGCGACTGGGGGAAACGAATTTTTTGCAGCACAATTTGCCCTGGCGGTTCACGCCTACCTAGTTGCAGGCGCGATTAGCGTGTCGCTACAGGCACCGTTTGTATCCGGAAGCGGAACGGGGAGGATTGCATGAGAAGCCTGGCCGTGGATCCCCACGGAAACAATTTCCTGCGGAACAACCGGCAGCTAAGGCATACCGAGAGCCGCCTTGAGTACCTGCAGCAGAAGGTGAGGACGGCGCTGTCGCTTTTTCTCGGCGAGTGGTTCCTTGACGTGTCCCTGGGAATACCCTACATACCGACGACGGACAACAGATCCGCGCACCGCACGCTAATAGAAAGCAGGGCGCAGACCAAGATCATGGCGATAAACGGCATCCGCAGGCTGCACCGTTTCGCCACGGAATTCGATTCGCGCAACCGCACGTTCTCCGTAAGCTTTGTGGCGGAAACGGACGCGGGCGAGATGCTGGAAATGGAGGAAACATGGAATACGGGCTGACCGAAAAAGGCTTTGTCGCCAAGCCGCTCCACGTCATTCTGGAGGAGGAACGCGCGGCATACCGCAACACGTTCGGCGAGGACATAGACCTGTCCAACGATTCAATCGACGGCGCCTACGTCGGCAACCAGGCCATAAAGCTCGCCCAGCTTTGGGAGCAACTGGAGGGGCTTTGGGCGGCCGGCGACGTCGATTCGGCCGGAGGGATTTACCTCGACAGGCTCGCGGCCCTGGTCAGCGTCCAGCGCCAGCCGTCATCCGGCACGGCCGTGTACGCCGCGCTCTGGGGCGAACCCGGAACCACCGTGTCATCGGGTCATATGACGCGCCTTGCAAGCGGCGAGATATTCAGGCTTACGCGCTCGGTCGTCATCGACGCCGGTTCCCTTCTTGGTTTCACGTTCCGTGTGACCGAGGCGGTTTACGGCGCCACCTATTCGTTTCAACTTGGTGATACCGTCATTTCCCATACCTCCGACGGCGACGATGACGAGGGATCCATACAGGCCGCGCTTGCCGCGCAGATTGACGTGACCGCCTATTCAGTCGTGGACGGAGGCGAGGACGGCGTTACCGTTCACTCAATGGAGGGGCTTAGGGCTTTCAGTCTCGCCATGACGGATCCCAGGATGGAGATCGTCTCGCTTGGCTCCTTCGGCGTTTACGAGGCCGAGACGCCCGGTCCGATCTTCGTTTCCGTCGGTGCGCTCAATTCCATCGTCACCAACGTCAACGGGCTTGATTCCGTCGTAAACTACGCGACCGGAATCACCGGAAGGAACGTCGAGAGCGACACGGAGCTTCGCCTGGGCCTTGGCTCCAGGCAGAGACAGGCCACGGCCAACGAGATGGCAATCCAGAACGCAATCCTTGCGATTAACGGCGTCCATTTCGCCAGGGTGTATTCGAACCGCGCAATGTCACCGTCCAACGGCAGACCGCCAAAGAGTTTCGAGGCCGTGGTGGTCGGCGGCGACGACCGGGAAATAGCTGAGGTGATTTTCGAGGTCGGTCCCGCCGGCATAGAGCCGTTCGGCAACATAAAAAGTGATGTACTGGACAGCGAGGGGTTTGTCTGGGAGATCGGTTTTTCGCGCCCGGTCAACAGGTACGTCTGGATCAGGGTGGAATACGCGAGGAACCCGGAGGAGGAGCTGCCGATTGACGTTATCAGCGCGATACAGGACAACATCATCGCGTGGAGCCAGACCGGTATCAACGTCGGGGTTGACCTGATTTTCCAGCGGATGTTCAAGCCCGTCTATTTGGTTCCAGGCATCGGGTACGCCACAATCAGCGTGGCGGCTACCGACGATCTTACCCCACCGCCGGCTGGTTCTTACCTAAGCGCAAATATCGTTATCGGGGAAACCGAAATCGCGGTCATTGACAGGTCGAGAATCATCGTGCAGGAGCAGGCCGAGTGAAAGGTTTCGAGAGGATAGACTGGAACGAATACAACCTCCCCCCCTTCCTTCCGCAGTGGTTATCCCGTGGCGAGACCAAAAAACTTGCGACGTTCGGCGATTCAGGTCTTGCCGGCGTGGAGGCCGAGATACTCGCGCAGAAAGACCGGTGGGACTTGGATGCCGTAACGGGGGCGCAGTTGGAGCGCATCGGCGCCCTTCTCGACGTGCAGCGCAACGGCAACACGGACGATTACTACAGGCTGCTTCTAAGGCTGAAAATCCTCATAAACAGAAACCGCG